TACACTAAAGAAGAAATTAAGTATGTAGATGCTAATGATTTAGTTGACGCTTTATTTGAAAAGGGAATACGACTTAAATATAGTAAAAATGGCAATCCCATTGAAGGTTTTCAAAAGTTATTTGCAGACAGCACAGGAATTAATTTAACTACTCAAGTAGATAAAAGTATTATCCAAGGTAGAGATGGAGTTCCCCTTGTAGAATTTGACACAGAAGCAAATGAAGTAAACCTGTTTGGTAATTTAACTGTAAATAACCCACAAGATTTTAAAGGTGCCGATGGTAGCACGTTATCTTGGCAATATGAATACTCAACTGACAAAGGTTTAAATAACCCTTGGCATGTAGTCTATGTTGAAGGAGATATTTGGAGAAAAGACAGTCAAGTTACACTTTATGCAGATAATACCAGTGAACTTACTGGGGTAATTCAATATGTCAAACTTGCAGCACAAGATGGTTTAGTAGGTGATACTTATTATTTACAGACTCAATATGCTAGTGAACAAGATTTAGTTAATAATATTTGGCGAAGTGTTTATGCTGTTAATGATGTATGGAGAAGACAGCGGGAAGTACTTAACGAAACAGGTATTGGAGACTGGCGTGAACCAGAAAGAATTAGAGGAAGTGATGGGCAGGATGGTTGGATACCTGAGTTTGAAGTTTACTATGGTTCAGATGGTACTGCTGCGTTTAATGCAGTAACTCCTAGTGTTGTGGATTGGCATAAAAATTTAGTAAATGATGATGTTTACAAGTATGAAAGAACTGTTTGGTGGTATAACCAAGCAGCTTATCAAGCTGCACGTAATACTGATTTAGGTATTGATTGGGACTTAGCTGTAACTGGAACATACACTACTACTCCTTGGGTAGGGGCAACTAAAATTAAACCTGAACTAGGTATAGATTATGGTGATAAATCTTTTCCATTATTTTTGTACACTAGGTCAGCAACTAACCCAACCGATAGTACAGTTGGTAATTGGAGTTATAATTTTGTTACTAAAACTGCAACAAATATTTCAGGTAATACTGCAGGATGGAGTCAACAATTACCTCCTGAGTCAAATTTACCTTTATGGTTAGCTTCGGGTATTGCTTTTTCTAAACTGGATATTGATCCAAGTATTGATAATTGGGATGTAGACTTATTAAATAAAAATGGTGTTAAGTTTGCTACTGCGTATCTTTACCAAGTTACTGGTTCAAATGTTAACAGTGTAAGTTTACCTGCAGAAACACTTACTTTTGAGTTTGCCACTCAAAAAATTACTGCAACTTCTAGTGGAAACTGGCAAACAACTCGCCCAAGTAGTACTGGAGAGGGGAACAAGTTGTGGATAACTGTTGCACCTGTAACTTCTTCAGCTGAAGTTCTTACAGAAAATATTGTTGTAAATGATTGGGAAGATGCTGTAGTAGCAAGTGTTAACGGAACTGATGGTGTATCTTTTTTTACACTAATAAGTTCTGCTCCAGCATACGGAGTTGTTAGCCAGAATACATTTAAGAAAACACATGTGGGGACAAACACAGCTTGGAATGCAGGAGCTTACTCTGCCGAGTCTTATTCTGGTGGTTGTTTTTCTACAGCTGTATTTTCAGAAGCCACAGGTACTGAAGGATTAATGTTTGGTATTTCAAATGATATAGGAACTTCACCTCATTACAGTACGATAGATTATGCCATTTTAGGTCGTAATAATTTATTATATATCTATGAAGAGGGAGTATTTACCTTGGATACAGGGGTTTCTTATGCTCCTTCGGATATTTTAACAGTTGTAAATGATACTAAAGAAGTAACTTACCTTAAAAATGGGACAGTGTTTTACACTTCAAATAATGTTCCTAGTGGTGCGTATAGATTTGATTGTACAGCTGATTATCCAGATATAAGTATAACTGGAATAGCTTTTGGGCCTTCAGGTGCATCAGGTACTAATGGTGAGTTTGGTTCAGGTAGTTACATTATTATTGTTCCAAATACAACATCTGAAAATTCAATTGCTACTAAGTCTAATTCAATTAAAACAAGTGATTTTGTATCTGCTGTAAGTAAACAACCTCAAAACAAAGATGTATTGAGTTATGTAAATGATTCTGCCTCAGATGAAACTTTAAGATTTCGTTTAGATTACCTGTACAACGGTACAACGTGGGAAAACTTTATTGACGTTGTAGATGGAAACCAGCTAGTTCATGGTACAGTTGCAGCTGAAGCTTTAGTTACGGAAACTATTACAACAGATAAGCTAGCTGCAAATGTAATAACCACGGAAAAAATTGTTGCAAACGTAGGACTTCGTTCACCTAAAATTGAGTATGTAGGTAGTTCTCACATGCGTATTTCAGCAGCAGATGGGTTTGGTTCATCAGGTCAATTTATTGAGTGGTTTGGTGAAAGGCATTTAGTGGGGGATCCTGCAGACAATATAATTAACTACACAAATGTAACTAAATCTAATGCTATTACGTATCTTACAACAGATGGTGATGCTTATTTTGGTGGCACGATAATCAGTGGCGCGTTACAAACTTCTAAAGCAACTTCAGATCTTGCAGACACTGCGAATGTAGATATCTCGATAGGTTCGAATGAAGGTTTAATTGCTGTTAACTACTCTGTAAGTCTTAATTCACGATATAATAACCCTTATGGTTCTTCTGAATTAACCACCCAAGACATACCTGTACCTGAGTGTATTGTTGTGTTTCAACAATATTTGGGGGGTGTATGGGTTGATAAAGCAAGTAGATCACTATTAGGTGAAAGAGGGGTTTACTACAGTACATACGAACCAGAAGGCGAAGGTAGATGGATTAACTCAGGATATCAATCATTAAATCGTGGTTTCACATTTTACGACAGCGACTATTCAAGTGATATTAGAGCGTACAGATTATTAATGACATCACGCACTAACTTTATGCAAGGGACTAACTGGACACCGAGTCAACGACTATCGTTAACTTCAAGTGAAGGTTAGTTAAAAAGTTAAGGTAATATAAAGCACTAGGATACGTATTGACTAGATGTTAGTATGTATCCTATTTGTGCTCAGAAGGATTTAAAATGATACAAGTTACAGGGACACTAGTTGACCCTTCTAATACAGAAGTAGCAAGTACTGTAAGAATAACTGCAAATGACAGTACAGTTACTTTTATAGGTGGAACTGCTAAAGTTGAAATAGGCATTGATGGTTTATATAACTTTAACTTAGTGGAAGGTACTTTTACTATTGAGTTAAAAATTAATGATGAGTACACTCAACCTGTATTGGTGCTTGTAAACTCTGAGACTAGTTTAGTTGTATCAATACCTGAACTACTAGTTAATTACGCAGTTTAATATATTTAATATTTGGTAGTGAGAAACTTACACATGAATGAAAACACAAATAGTGACGACAGCGAAGAACTTGCAATTCCTGAAGGGCACGCTCCAGAAGGTTGGGTAAATCTCCCTAACATTGCTGACCTTAAACAAAATTTCCAAGATGCTAAACCTTACCATGACGCTCAGATGATTAAGCGTACAGACAGTTTAGACCATTTAAATATTACTGGTTCAGCTATACTTAAAAAGAAAAAAGGTAAAAGTGCTGTACAACCTAAGCTCATACGTAAACATGCTGAGTGGCGCTATGCAGCAATTTCAGAAGCTTTTCTTTCAACTCCTGACATGTTTACTTTGCACCCTAGAACACACGAAGATAAGCTCTCTGCGCAGCAGAATAGTACACTTTTAAATTACCAGTGGAATAACCAAATAGACAAAGTTGCTTTTGTAGATGAGTTCTCCCGTACAGGTATTGATGAAGGTACTGTTTTTTTACGTATAAGTTGGGAAAGTGAAGAAAAAGAAGTTACAAAAGAAGTACCTATTTATGAGTACTATCCTGCTACACAGCAAGGACAAGTAGAAGAGTTACAAAAAGCAGCTATGGTTCAACAACAAGACCCGTATGCATTTAAAGCTCATGTACCAGAACATATTCAGAAAGCATTATCGTTAACAACTCAACAAGGTCAACCTATTTATCCTGTGTTACAAGAAATGCAAGAAGTTACCGAAACAGTTTTAATTAAAAATCAACCTACTATAGAAGTATGTAATTCTAACAATCTTGTAATTGATCCAAGTTGTGAAGGTAACATGGAGAAAGCAGGTTTTGCTATTTATTCTTTTGAGACTTCTAAAGGAGCACTTGCTAAAGAACCTGATAGATATTTTAACCTTGATAAAATTAACGTAGATACCTCTAGTTTATTAAACGCACCTGACCATGAAATATCTGGTGATAGTGCTTTTAATTTTAAAGATGATCCTCGTGCAAAATTTGTTGCATATGAATACTGGGGATATTGGGATATGGAAGAAACAGGGGTACCTGTTCCTTTTGTAGCTACTTGGGTTAATTCTGTTATGGTTCGGTTTGAAGAAAACCCATACCCTGATAAATGTATCCCATTTGTAGATACTCAATATCTTCCTGTACGTAAAAGTTTGTATGGTGAACCAGATGGTGCTTTACTTAAAGACAACCAAGCTATTATTGGTGCTGTTTACCGTGGAGCTATTGATACTATGGCACGAAGTGCTGTAGGTCAAAAAGGTATGAGACAGGATGCACTAGATGTTGTAAACAAAAGAAAGTACGCTCAAGGTGAAGACTATGAGTTTAATCCTATGGTTGATCCTAGACAGGCTATGGTTGAACATACTTACCCTGAAATACCTAACAGTGTAAGTTTAATGATTGGCTTGCAAAATAATGAAGCTGAAAGTCTTACAGGTGTTAAACCTTATTCAGGTGGTATGAGTGGTGATGCGTTAGGCGCAACAGCTACAGGTATTCGTGGAGTACTTGATGCGGCTACTAAACGTGAAACTGGAATACTTCGTAGATACGCTAGGGCTATGGAAAAAGTAGCTAAAAAGATTGTGGCAATGAATGGTGCTTTTCTTTCTGATGAAGAGATCATTCGTGTAACTGATGAAGACTTTGTAACTATCCGTAGAGAAGATTTAGAGGGTAACTATGATATTGAAGTTAGTATTTCAACTGCTGAAGCAGATGATACAAAAGCACAAGAATTAGCATTTATGTTACAGACTATGGGTAACACTTTACCTATGGAGATGTCACAGATAGTGTTAGGTGATATTGCTCGTTTACGTAAAATGCCTAACTTGGCAAAACGTATTGAAGAATTTAAACCTGCTCCAGACCCTGTACAAGAGCAGCTACAACAGTTAGAGTTAGCAAAGTTACAACTTGAACTGGCTGAATTACAAGCTAAAACTCAGAAATTACAAACTGCAGCTCAACTTGATATGGCTAAGGCTAATGAAGCAGGAGCAAAAGCAGGTAATACTGCATCCGATACGGATCAGAAGAATTTGGATTTCCTTGAGCAAAACTCAGGAACCAAGCACGCAAGAGAGATGCAACAGAATCAAGCCCAAGCTAAAGGTAATATGGCATTGGAAATTCTTAAAGCAGATCTTAATAAAGATACACCCATTAACTAAAGTCTCTATATGAGGAAACTTAAAATGATTGAACAAGACCAAGAAGTACAAACACGTAATTTAAACGCAGAGATCGAACAAGCTAAAAAAGCTATAGCAATGCGAGATGCATTGGTTCGGTTGGAAAGTCAGCCTGATTTTAAAACTGTAATTGAAACAGGATTTTTTAAAGATTTTTCAAATAACTTAGTTATGCAGCGTGGTATGCCTGAAATGAGAGGCGTTCCTGAAATTATGGAAGCAAATACACGTAAGATTGATTCGATAGGTGAACTCAATCATTATTTTCGTGGTGTAAAAGCTATGGGTGCTCAATCAGAAAATAGTTTAATAGCTGCCCGAGAGTTAGAAAGTAGTCTTGATTTATACGAGGATTAAATTATGTCTGATCTTTTAAATATGAGTGATAAAGACTTTTTAAACCAAGGTGAGTCTTTAATGGGTGGGGATGATGTAGATATTCCCCAAGAAGATAATTTAGATACTTTACCAGAGGGTACTAGCGAAGAAGCTACCGATATAGTAGACTCTGGTTTAGAAGATGAGTCAGAGGAGCCTTCAGAAGACCCTGTGGAAACAGAAGAAGAACCTCTTGACCAATTACCTTCCGAAGAAGAAACTCTTGAAGAGGAAGCTTCTGAGGAGGTATCAGAACCTTCAGATTTAGAAAAAGTCTTGCAACCTTTCCGTGCAAATGGTAAAGATGTGCAAGTGAAGAACGCAGATGAGGCAATAACTCTTATGCAGCTTGGTGCTAATTACACTAAGAAGATGCAAGAGCTGTCTCCAAACTTGAAAGTTCTTAAAACTTTAGAGAAGCATGAACTTCTCGATGAAACTAAGTTAAACTACTTAATTGATTTAAGTAAAAACGATCCAAAAGCCATAGCTAAGTTAATTAAAGATTCTAACTATGAGCCAGAAGGTTTTGATAATGAAGAAGACAATGTAGAGTATACCCCTACAAATCACCAAGTTAGCGAACAAGCCGTACAACTTGAGCAGGTACTCGAAAGTTTAGAGAGTACACCTACTTATGATAAATGTATAGACCTTGTAGGCAACCAATGGGATGCGAAGAGTAAACAGCTACTTACACAAGAACCAGAACTAATACGTAACCTTAACGAACAAATGCAAGCTGGCATCTTCGATAAAGTAAACGCAGAAGTTGAACGTGTTAAAATGTTCGGTGGTTTAAGTGGTGTGTCAGACTTTGAAGCTTATAAAACAGTTGGAGCACAGATGATGCAAGCAGGGACTTTAACCCCCCCACAAGCAAAACCTGTAGCAAGAACTGAAATTAAGCCTTTAGATAATGCTCTCTCTAAAAAGAGAAAAGCTGCTACTTCTTCAAGAAGTTCATCCAAAACAATAGCTAAACCAAAAAATAGTTATCTTGCTATGGATGATGCTGAGTTCTTGAAGATAAATAACATCCAAATATAAGGTATACAACTATGTCAACAAATTATAATGATCCAGCTGGCGGAACTCCTGCAACAATTGATCAAGGTACTGGTCGTCAGATTAATACTGAATACCACCACAAAATGTCTTTAATTGAAGCTGCTAAAGAAGTTTACTTCGGTCAGTTATCTTCAGCTAAAAATATGCCTAAGCACTATGGTAAAAAGATTTCAATGTACCATTACTTACCTATTCTTGACGATGCCAACGTTAACGATCAAGGTATTGATGCTTCAGGTGCAACTATTTCTGATGGTAACCTTTATGGTTCAAGTAAAGACGTTACTACTGTAAATGGTAAGATCCCACTTTTAGGTGAAACTGGTGGACGTAATAACCGTGTAGGTTCTTCACGTAAAGTTATTGAAGGTGAGATTACCAAAGTTGGTTTCTTCACTGAATTTTCTCGTGATGCACTAGACTTCGATACTGATAACGAATTATATGGTCATTTATCTCGTGAGATGATTATGGCTGCTAATGAGTTACAAGAAGACTTATTGCAAATGGATCTACTAAATGGTGCAGGTGTTGTTAAGTATTCAGGTACTGCTACTTCAGATGCAACTATTTCTGGTGAAGCTTCAGGTATTACTGAAGTAAGCTATGATGACATGCAGCGTTTAGCTATTGATTTGTTTAACAACCGTACACCTAAGAAAACTAATGTTATTGTTGGTTCTCGTTTAGTTGATACTCATGTTGTTGCTTCAGGCTTGTACATGTATGTTGGTTCTGAAATGGTTCCTACTTTAAGCCGTATGACAGATCACCACGGTAATGCTGCATTTGTTGGTGTTGAGCACTATGCACATTCAGGTGTTTCAGGTGTTAATTCTATCAATGGTGAAATTGGTAAGTGTGGTGATTTCCGCATTATCCAAGTTCCTGAAATGATGAAGTGGTCTGGTGCAGGTGAAACTGCAACTGGTAGTAATGCTGGTTATCAAGTTACTGGTTCTAAGTACGATGTATTCCCAATGTTAGTTGTTGGTGATCAATCGTTTGCTACTATTGGTTTCCAAACTGATGGTAAGTCTACTAAGTTCAAGATTAAGCATTCATTTCCAGGTGATAACATTTCTTACAGTTCTGCTGATCCATTTGGTGAGATTGGTTTTATGTCTATTAAATTCTGGTATGGTACTTTGGTTATGCGTCCTGAACGCTTAGCTGTAATTAAGACTGTAGCACGTAGCTAAAAGATATAAAGTAATGTAAGCTAAGGGAGAAGTTAACGCTTCTCCCTTTTAATTTAAACAGTATCCAAGGACTCTAACCATGACAGATACAATTGAACAACCAACAGAACTACAAGTACTAAAAGAACGTGCAGATGATATGGGTATTAAATATAGCCCAAATATTGGTGTAAAATCTTTACGTGAAAAAGTGAATGGAATACTTGCTCCTGCAACTCCTAAAGTGGAGTCAACGTTAACTAAAAATAGTTCGCTGATTCGAGAAGCAACAAAGCTTATTCGTGTGAGAGTAACAAACTTAAACCCAAACAAAAAACATTCTGAAGGTGAATGGTTCCGTACTGGTAATAGTGTAATTAGTACTATTACACGGTTCATTCCTTTTGAAAGTGAAACTCATGTTGAACATATGCTACTTAACTTAATTAAGTCTCGTGAGTATGCAATTGTCCAAGAAAAGAAGAATTTTGACGGTAAACTAGTGCCCGTGCGTAATATGCGTAAAGAATTCCAGTTAGAGATATTACCTGCTTTGACCCAGAAAGAGTTAGATCAATTAGCGTCTGATCAAAGTAAACGACAGTCTGTTTAGTTTTTTAGTTAAATCAGTATATACTAGGGAGCATTAGCTCCCTTTTTTTATATTTACAGGATGATACTTATGACAACTACATATACTGCTGAACAGTTAACTACTTTGTCTAGCCAGTTACTCACACATATTGAAACGCACCTTAGTGCTCAATTTGATAAAGGTCGTATACAGGGAACTGATTATGCTCAGGTATACATTGCAGCTGTCCAATCAAGTATGGCTCAAGCTCAAAGTTTTTTATTAGGTAAAGATATTTCTGCAGGTCAAGTAGATTTACTTGTCGAGCAAAAGCTACAAGCAGAAGAACAATTAATTATCATGAAAGAACGTCATGGTATAAATCGTATTGCACAGTACACATAAGAGGAAAATATAATGTCTATAAGTCAAAGAACACTTACTTCAGGTGAGATAGCGGGTAATGGTATTTTCGATGAACTCATGAGAACTGTTAAAGCTCATGTACACCTCGAATTAAGCGAAGGTCGTATTACTGAGCAAGCATACTCACAAGTGTATTTAGGTGCCTTACAGAACGTATTACAGGTAGCTACACAGTACTCGTTACAGTTTGAAACTACCAATAAACAGCTGTTATTGATGGACGAACAAATTGCACAGGCAGTTCTTCAAAAAGAACTTTTAGTTACACAAAAAAGTCAAGCTGCAGTCGATCTTACAATGACTGAGTTTAACCGTGATTTTATGCAGCCAAAGCAATACGACATGCTTGTAAACCAGACAGCTCAAATATCTGCTCAAACAGTTTTAGTTAATGAACAGGTACAACAAGCAGCTGCGCAACGTGCTTTAGTAGGCAAACAAGAAGATTTAGTTGATGAACAAATTGAAGCAGCTAAAGATCAAACGGTTACTCCTACAGGCGGAACAAACTTAGCAGCTTACAATAAAACTCTTGCAGAAACTGGAATTTTAGAGCAGAAAAAATTAACTGAACAAGCTCAGATTGAAGGTACATTTATAGGTGCTGATGGTGGAACTATTGGCGGTTTAGTTGGTGTTGAGATGAGTCTTAAGACTGTTCAGAAAGAATCATTTTTACGAGATGCTGAGCAAAAAGCAGCTAAAATGTATACAGATGTGTTTGCTACAATGTATGCAAGTAATTCTGATGATGCTTATGCTCAACCTGAAAACTTCGGGTATGACTTTGTTACAGGTAGAAATGTAATGGATAAGTTATTAACAGGTGTTGGAACAACTCGACACAATAGTGATACAATTCCTTCTACAGGAGTAGGTGTACCTAGAGTTGATAGTTCTCCTATAACGTATCCACGTACGATTGAAACTGTTTAATATTTAACTTAGAAGGTAACACTTATGTTTGGTGGCGGTAGCACTACTTATTATACTACTTCAACTATGCCGTTGTATGATGAAAATACTGCAGGGATGCTTAAACAGTCTATAGTAAGTGCTACTGCTTCAAACAGAAGCTTATCAGGTACTTTGCTGGAAAATATTTTAAATTCAGATGTTAAAAATATAGAAAAGTTTTATAAATACGGTGCAAGTGGGAAGTACCAATGGGGGTTAGCTCAACAGTATACAAAAAATGTATCAATCAAAACTCGTGATTATATTGAGATGATTATTAGTAAAGAACAAGGTGAAGCAATAACCGTTACTTACGTTACACTGGATCAAAATGCAAACCCATCTACAGATGTAGGCAAAGAATGGACTATTCCTGCTACACCAAATTTACCTAATGATTTAACTGAACCTAACTCAAGAGTATCATTTGAATTTGGTTCAGGTATGTACTACATAGTGGAGTATGTTAAAGATACTGACCCAGATGTATATTACTTATGGTGGTTTAACTCTGCAGATGCTACACCTGATAATTTTGAGTTTTTAAGTTTAACTGCAGGTTCTGCTTCAAGCCCGTATTACCCTATTATTCCTTTTAGGGTAGATGGGGAAAGATGGGATGACAATCCTTTATATAAAAAAGATATTCGTAAAGCTTGCCGTTACCTTGGTTTAAATCCAAAAGAATTAGGTGACAATGTTCAAAAAATGTCAGATAAAAATGAACATGACGGAAAACCTAATCCTTTAGAAGAAGCCTACATTTATTTAGGAGTGCCTTTAAACACAACTAGCAAAGTAGGAAAAGAGTATTTATTTAGGTATTTTGAAGAAATGAGTAAAACTTCTCGCGTGGTAAAAAGTGAATATGATCAGTGGGAAGAAGCTAATGAGCGTAATATATTACCTCCTAGAAATAACGTTACCATTGAAGAAGAAAACTTTACAAACGTTTTGTCTTGGTCGTATATCAAGGAAAGTATTGTACAAGGTAATCTTAGAGACGATAAAAATAAATTACTTAAAAATGGTAGTTACACTACTTCAATGGAGGTTTTACCCCGTAAAACTTTAGGACGTAATTATTTTTCTGATTCAAGTGTTTACTACAGGAGACAAAATTCTAATGGGACATATACTCAGGTTGAAATAAGAGGTTTAGGTTTTTCATCTGATGTAGTAGGAAAAACTACTTATTACACTGCAGAGGAATTATTTGAGCCAGAAGACGCTACGCAAGATGGTGAAAAAGTAACAGCTCCTTTACACCGAGAAGTGTTTAAGCAGATGGGTAAGATCAAGGGACATGATTTAATTAATGTTGCTGTACGTATGCAGTTAAATGACAAACTTAGAGTTAAACATAAAACTAACTGGTTCAGTATTATTGTGTTTATTGTACAGATTGTTATTACAATACTTTACCCTCCTGTAGGAGCAACTTTACACGTATTAACTCAAGTCGCAATAAAAATTGCTGTAATGTTAGTTATGCAAGCACTTACACCAGTTATTACTAAAATTTTACAAGACGTTTTTGGTGAAGAACTTGGTGCAGTGTTAGCAGTAATTGTTGCATATTATGCTACAGGTAAATTAACAAATGCTATAACAAGTGCAGCTACAACTGCGGAAGCTGTAGTAAAAGGTGCTGAAGTTGTAACTACTGCAGTAGACACTGCAGCTACAGTACTTACTACTACACAATATGTTAACTTAGCTTTAGATACAGCAAGAGCATATCAAAGAAGTAGTGCTATGGAGCAGATGAAAGAATATACTGCATTAAGTAATGAAATTGAAAAAGAAATAGCTGAAATAGAGAAGTTAAATGACTTAATTGGATTTGATGATATATCTGGTATAGTTGTAGCTTCACAGCTTCAGGATACGAATAAAATTTTAGGTACTAACCTTTATGTAGCAAATACATTAGGGACAATACAAAATAATGATTTACTCATTAGAGCAACCCAAGATTATACCGATGCCATGCGTTATACTGGTAGAGTATACTCCCCAATTAACTCTGCAAGAATACTTGCGTAAGGAATAAATAATGGCAGATTTTAAAAACAACTATCAACCTTGGTTACAACCTAATAGTAATGTTTTTGGTGAAACTAATTTTGGTTTAGAAGACTTTATGTCTAAGTTTAGCGTAGGTAATAACCGTGCAGCGCAAGATGCCCAACGTGTAAGATTTAAGGCTTTAAATGATCAAGTTACTCAACAAGCTGGAGTTGAGTTTATGGATGCTTATAA